GAAAGAAACCGAAACCATTTACACCGACATCCCGCTGCCAAAGCAGCGGCGTGGCAGGGTTTCCAAGTGGGAAAAGTTCAAGACCATGGAGGTTGGCCAGTGCGTGTTTGTAAACAACCGCATCGATGCCAACGCCCTGAAGGTCTACTTGGAGAGGGCTGGGCTGACTGTGGTCACGCGCAAAGTGGATGACCAGATTGGGATCTGGAGAGTGGCTGATGAGTGAATCACCAGACATGGTCAATCACCCTGGGCACTACACCAAAGACGGTGGCATAGAGTGCATCGATGCAATCAAAGCGTCGATGTCCTCTGCCGCCTTCAAGGGGTATCTTAAAGGTAACGTCATGAAGTACATCTGGCGTTACGAAAACAAGAACAAGTTGGAAGACTTGCAAAAGGCCAACGTCTATTTGGGTTGGCTAATCAAGGAGGTGTCTCATGGATCATCATGAAGAGTTTGAATTTAATTGGCAGAGCAAAGAACACGAAGTTGCATCTGATGCCCTGGGTTTGTTCGTGAATGCGATGAAGGACAAAAACATTTCAGAAGATGTTTTGATGGAAGTTTTGTTTGTCATCACGTTTACCTACCACCTGCATTTCACAGACCGCGGATCGCTTCGCAGGTTAGTCGATGAAGGCATGCTGGCCGTGGACGATCCTGATATGTCAGAGGAGGAGATGATATGTCATTGAACGAAAACCAACACGCTGCAAGAGAACAAGCTGTGCTTCGCATCTTGCATCGTCACAACTTATCACCGTGGGCCAGAAATTACTGGGCGCGCACTTACTGTGGACTGAAGAGGGCCAAGCATGAAGCTACGGTACTACCAACAAGAAGCCATTGATGCTGCTTTCCATTGGTTCGATACCCAAAAAACCCATCCATTAATTGTTTTACCTACAGGCGCTGGCAAGACTGTTGTCTTCGCCTCAATGATCAAGAAGATCTTTGAAGAAAACCGTAACAGTCGTGTACTGATTCTTGCCCACAGGCAGGAGCTGATCAGTCAAGCAGATGAGAAACTCAAGACCGTTTGGCCTTGTGCACCTAGTGGTCTGCTGGCTGCAGGGTTGAAACAGTTTGATTCGCACGAGCCTATCGTGATCGCTAGTCGGGATACCCTGGCTACACCAAAGCGATTAGAGAACTCAGGCGAGTTTGATTACATCATTGTGGATGAAGCCCACCATGTTGGGCCAGAGAAGCGGAGTCGATATCGAAAGATCTTTGATCACTTTGATTCTACTCAGCATTACGCGCCAAAGGTTTTGGGTGTTACGGCAACGCCATATCGTATGGGTCAAGGATTCATTTATGGGTTGGACGATCACTTCTTTGGTGGTGTCGCTCACCGGGTAACGATTCCAGAGCTAATCAAGGCAGGGTATCTGTGCCGATTGTCTGCGTACCAGGTTGCGTCAGAGGCGGTGATCGATGCATCCACAGCCAGGGTCAAGTTCAAGGGTGGCGATTATCGTGAGTCAGACATCGAACACCTCGCCATGGAAGATCAAACCATGCTTGCGATTGTGGCCGATTGGATTGACAAGGCGTACAGCAAAGGCCGACTGAGCAGTGTGTTCTTCTGTATCACCGTGGCGCATGCGAACAAGATGTGCATGTATCTGCGTGATGCAGGTGTAGAGGCCGCGGTTGTGACAGCAGAAACGCCCGCTGAAGAGCGCAAAAAAATCCTTGAGGACTTTGAGAACGGTGTCATCAACGCGCTGTGTAACGTCGCTGTTTTGACTGAGGGCTGGGATGCGCCACGCACAGACTGCATCGCATTGCTTAGACCGACCAAGTCTCTGGGCCTGTATGTGCAGATCTGTGGTCGAGGCATGCGCACCTGGGGCGACAAGAAAGACTGCATGCTGCTGGACTACGGCGAGAACATGATGCGCCATGGCTGCATCGATACTGCTAGGCCAGAGAGGCCACAAGAAGATGAATCGGCCGAGCCTAAGATCTGGATATGTGACCACTGCTATGCCGTCAATGACATGGATGCGCGTCATTGCGTGGAGTGTGAAGAGCCTCGGTACAGCGTGGAGCAGATGCTTCAGCGTCAGCAAGACTTGCTGGATCAGCTTGACCAGGAGCGCAAGGATCAAGAAGAGAAGGATGCAGCTGCAACACGCGAAGCGGCACAAGGTAACGTCCTGTCTGATGAGCTAGAAGAGCCAGCCGAGAAGCTTGAGAAAGTTAAGAACATCGACTTTGTGTCTGCACAGATCAAGACATCAAAGAACGGTAACGACTATCTCAACGTGATGTTCTCAACGCCTGGTGAGTACTGGCCACAGAGCATGCCTATCATGCTGGGTATGCGTGGTAAGGCTGGCATGGTAGCCACCAAGAAGTGGAACGCCCTGACACAGTCAGGCACACCAACGCCATATGATCTTAGTTATGCAGCGGATCTTGTGAACCAACACAAGGTCATGAGCCACATCAAACAAATAACTGTAAGGAAGGAGGGTAAGTACTGGAATGTTGTCAGCGTCCATTTTTGATCAGATCGATGAGTTCATCGCCAATAAAGAGAACCGACACCGAGGCCACCTTGGATTCAGTGGGATCGGAGATGACGATGAATACAAACTGTGGATGGGATTCCGATGGTGTCTGCCGTCCACGTTTGGTGGGCGCATGCTGCGTTTGTTCGATCTTGGTCAAAGAATAGAAGAGCAAATCGTAGAGAACATACGCGACAGTGGTGTGATATCGATCGCCTCGCATGACAAAGACGGCAACCAGTTTCGTGCATCGTTCTTTGGTGGCCACTTCGCAGGTTCATGCGACGGGCTGCTGAAGGGTGTGTTGCCACCACCTGAACAGGAGCTCGTGCTCTTGCTCGAGGTGAAGAGCGCAAACGACAAGCGGTTCAAGGAGCTTGTGAAGCTACAAAGCTATGAGGCTTGGAGTGAAACCTATCGCTGGCAGATCCATGCGTACATGGGTGCCCTGGGCCTGACCAAGTGCATGGTTGTTGTGATGAATAAAAACAACAGCGAAATCTACTCAGAGGTGATTGAATACAACGCCGCTATCTGGGAGCGCGCACAAGAGAAGGCAGAGCGCATCATATGCAGTGACGCACCAATCAAGGATACGCGCCGCTCAGAGAAAGATTGGCGCATGAAGAATGAGCCTGATCTGTACAAAGATATCTACTACGGACGGCGCTTGCCTGAGTCGGTGAACTGCAGGAACTGCATACACTCAAAGCCATTGACTGAATCAAATGGTGCGGTGTGGTTATGTAAGAAGCGAAACCATGCTCTCTCGCTTGATGAGCAGCGTTCTGGGTGCGATAAGCACATGTGGATACCTGAGCTAGTGAATGCAGATCACATGCCTGAGAGAAGCACAGAGGACGCCACAGCCTACAGAGTGGGGATCATCGACTTCTACAATGGTGTGAGGCCAGAGGATGGCGAGTACTACTACTCCAGTGCTGAGATGCGTGAGCTATCTAAGGTGCAGTTCAACGCTGAGATGATGATTGATGCTGAGAAGATCAGGGCTGAGTTCCCAGGTAGTCAGATCGACAATATGGATGAACGTAAGGTTCCGTTCTAGTCCCAGCTGCGGGGGTCTTTGACCACCAGTATCTTGGTGCCGGGGTAGAGTGCTTCGACCAGTTTCTTCTTGAGCCTGAACACTTGGGTGATCACACCCTTGGTGTCTTCGACCACCACCTCTTCGCCGCGCTTGTATCGGAAGTCTGCTATGTACGAGCAGATCTTCTGATCCTCGCCGTTGACGGTGACCACGCAGGGGAAGTCCACCTGGACCTCAAGATCAGTGAGTTCGCCAGCCTGCTCTAGCTGTTTGAGTATTTTATATCTAGCTGCTTCAAGCTTGGAGTCGAACACGATGCCATCGTATTCAGTTCGCTTTGCAAAGTATTTGGATTTTGATCGCTTTCTTTTTGGAACCACACTAATCAATGCCTAGGAGTTTGTTCAACTCTATCTGTCTTAACGCATCAACGCCACGGTCAAACAACGACATAGGCGGCGTGCTGGGCTGTGTAGGCGCGATTTGAGGCGTAGGCTGTGGTTGTGTAGGGGGTGGAGCAGCAGGCGCTTGTGCGGCCTGTGCTTCGGCTGCAGCTTGTGGTCTGAATCGACTGCCTTGGAACTCGCCAAAAGCTTGTCCTAGTGCGCCGAAGTCTATTGGGTTCGCAAGCTTGTCTTCATTTCCTTGCATGGCAATCGATATAGTCTCTGCGCTAGGAAAGAATGCCTTGAATCTGCCCGCCATGAGGAAGTTTAAGTTTGGTGTCTTTGCATCTCTCAATGGTTTTACGATTTCAGCAGTCGAAAGCCCAAGAGTTTTGGCGTCTTCGATCGCCATGTTGAGGTCACGCAATGCCTTGAATCGCTGTTCGTTCGCGGTGATATACGCTTGAGTTATCTTCTCTGCGTCCACAGCACCCCTTTGTTTTGCCACTTGGTTAAAGATAGCGGCTGAGTCTCTGACGTTTCTTGCGGCTTCTAACGCTCTGTAATATAGAACCCTGTTTACTCTAGGCTTCAAGCTTTTAACACCTGTCAAAGCCTCTGTGAATTCTTGTGCTGGATCTACAGCAAAACCTTGTTTTGTAACACCAAGCCTAGCGTCTGTAGGAAGTACAGTCGCAACCGCCCTCGGAAAGTCTCTCAGTCGAAGATTTAATCCAAGCACTGGGGAGTCAACGTCTGCTTCAATATCAACTGGCGATATGCCAGGGGTGATGCCATCTGCCAAGTGAGCAAAACCTTTTGCGTATTTAGTTCCAAGAGTGTCTGACTCGTTCCATACAGGTCTGTTAAAAGATGTTCTGTTACGCGCAATGTCAGCAATCTTTTCGGTAACAATCGACTCGCTCATGAATGGTGAAAAGAATTCAGCACTACTGTCATACATTGCGTTAAAAGCGATGGTGCTTAGTTCTTCTTCTTTTGTGATGCCATTGTTTACAGCGTTGTACACAGCACTAAATGGACGCTTCAGATAGTCGTAAGGATTGGTGTACGAGAAGTTGTAAAGATCAGTGATGTTGCCATCTTTGTCTGTGGCTATCGGTATCAACGTGGAATTACGATCCCAATCAGCAGCCATTGATCGCTTGTACGCCTGCACCTGTTCTTCGTTTGCACCAGTAAGTTGTGTGCCTGCAATGGCCAGTGACTGAGGTATGGCTACGTTTACTGAGGTGAATCCCAGCAATCGCTTCATGCCAATCGCTCTGATCTCAGGAGAATCGCTTGCAAGCTCTTTGATACTGCGGCCAAGGATGTTGCCGCCTGTTCTGATCATTTCTGCAGGGAACGCAACAAAGTTACCAAATGGCATTTGCCTTAACTGCTTGATGAACTCTGGAACACGCGAGTAGTTGGGCACTGTATCTTTTACGATCTCAGCAGCTTCACGCTTCAATAGGGTTTCAAACTGATCATCAGTCAAGTCTGCTTTTCTAACAACCGCACCAAACTCAGTGAAGTTTCTGGGATCAGAAACATTGATGACTGTATTTGGGTCTTTGGTGAAAGCTTTCTGCAGTCGGCCTAACTCCATTTCAAAGCTGTATGTTTTCCATACATCATCAGACGCTTGATATAGCTTAGCAGCCAAACCATTTTGCTTGCCTTGTGCCCACTTAAATATGGCCTTCCCTTTCGCATTGTTATCAACAGCGTCGTTCAACAAAGACTCAAACTCACCAACCTTGGCATTGGTGTTGATTACGCCAAGATCTACAAGCTCGTTGTAATACTTCTGCCTGTCAGCCAGCGTAGCTCCAGACTTACCGGGTGCAGTGAGCCTTTGGTTTAGGTTGCTGAACACTGTTGAGAAAGAGTTGGCTAAAGACTTTGAGTTGCCTATGTTGCCATTCGCTAAAGCAAAGAAGCCTGCAGTCGTTGCGTTTCTTATTTGTGTGATTGGGCTGTATACCGTCTTGGCAATTTGAGACATGCCCTTCAACCCTAGAAAGGTTGAATACAAAGGAATGCCGCCCTTTGCTAAATCAAAAATCTCTGATCCATTCTCAAGTGCTTCTTTGTAATCATTGCGCACATACTTGCCAGCAAGTGGGCCAAACCTACGCTTTGCGCTTTCACTAATTTCTGACAGCGGGTTGGATGATTCAGCACCTATCCGAGAATACTCTCCCAGCTGAGCGTTTGGAGGGAGTTGATCAAACAGAAACCTTCGATCACCAAGCGCATCATTGTAATCAACCAAGTTCTTGTAGTATCGAGCTTTGGCGATTTGCTTAGACATGACATCAACGGTCTCAACCATCTTGGTGCGCAGCCCGACCTCCTGTTCGCCTACGTCACGCGCTCTTATGCGTTCAGGCTTTGCTCGCATCATTACATCTTTAGCGCCTGTGTATTCGCCAAGGAAGTCTCTGACTGCAGGAAGGTTGTCTAGACGCCGACCTTTCAACATACCCTGAGCAACACCCGTAAGAGTGGGTGTTTCGATAATATCTTTAGGAGCCATTTTGGCGTTGCTAAAGTCACTCTGAAGCATGCCGTTCAATACAGACCTAGCGTCTGCCTCAGTCAGCTTGTATGCGTCATCTAGTCCTTGGCTTGAATCCACTAATTCTTTGACGGCCTTGTCAGCTTGTTCAACAGTTGGCGTGTAGCTTGTGTCGTTAAGAGCGCGGTACAAACGCATGCCATAGAAAGTTTTGTTGTTCCCTATGGTTTCAATCAAATCTGCTTGCATCTCTGGAGTGAGTATTGGATCACGCAATATGTCTTGCACAGAGTCACTCAATCCATCTATCTGGCCTCGCAGATCTTCTGCGCCCTTAAACAAGCTCATGTCTTTGCGATTAGCAAACAAGCTCTTTGACGCATTCTTGGCGATGATGTCATCAATTTCTTTAAGCTCTTTAGCCGCGTTGTTTTTTATTACTTCGCGGGTCAAGCCTGGGTTCGCCATGGATTGTTCAGCGAACAAGAAATCATTCAATGTGTTAAGAATTCTGCTCTTGTCTTGATTGTTGAAGACGCCTTCATTCTTGTTAACAAAGGTTAGAGCGTTGTCTATCTTCTCGACTGCTTGTCGCGCTCCAGAACTATGAGCAGCAATCTCATGAATGCGCAAAGCATCGTATTGTTTGGTGAACCTATCAGGCATACCGCCTTGAAACTTAGCGTACTTAGTGAAGTTTTTCTTGAATCGATCTATGTTGCCTCGGATGAAGCCTGGATCAGACAGATCTGGCTTTACGCCAACGTCGTGAAACGGTGTGTTGGGGTCTTTGATCGCTCGTGCTGCATCTCTTATGAAGTCAGTTCTACCAATTGCACCAGCAGTTGCACCTACTGCTTGAAGGCCTAGCTTAGCTATAGCAGGCACACCAAGGATCAATGCCGCCCCCTCTGCACCAACTCGTAGTCTGTTTGACAGGTTCGCAGCAGCAAGCTCAGCCCCAGCTAGATCAGCTGTATCAATTCTTTGAGTGGGGCCACCTTCAAATAAATCACCTAGGGTTTCTACATCAGGCGTCGTGGCTGCAATGTCAGCAGCGCCAAACGCGCCGACTTTACCTATCGATCCCAAACCTTTTGCTGCTTTTGCGGCGATACCGCCAGGTGCTGCGAACTGAGCTATGAAGCGAGCAGCTTCGCCGATATCTGTAGATGTGTCTGGTTTGTACTTTGCAAAAAACTCTCTTAGTTCTTGTGCGCTTTGTTCATCGCCAG